CTAATATACTCGCGCACGCGGCAGATCACTCAGCCGTGTCGTGTATGCCGGCGACAGTAGCTCACGCTTCATTGACCACACCTGATGCGCCCCTTGTCCTGCGAACCACAGTTTTGCCTTCCCCGAGTTATTAATCCGATCAAGCACCCCCATCAGTTGTTCGCTGTTATGCCGTGGTTTGTACTCATCGAACAACCCCAACTGAGCCACGCCCTGACTGTAAAAATCCTGCAGCATCACCCCGCCTTTTTGATACCGATGGCCGGGTTGCCAAATCGCATCAAGGCAACGCATAGCCGCGGCAATAATATCGCGAGTATCCTGTGTGGGTACGCTCAGTTTTATGCTTGCAGTATTGCCGTAGTATTCCTCATTGATGGCAAATGGGCTGGTTTTGAGCCACGCGCTAACATGCCGGCAATACTGATGCTCCTCCCTCAGCTTCTCTGCTGCACGCGTCGCGTACATGCAAATAGCCTGATGCATCTGGTCATAATCGGTTATCCGATCTCCGAAGCTGCGGCTGCAGATGATCTGTTGTTTTGTCGGCGCAAACTCCTCCAGCTCGAGACAAGGCTGACCACGTAGCTCGCGGACGGTTCGCTCTATCACAACGCTGAAATGCTTGCGGATCATCGTAGTGCTTGCATCGGCCAGTTGTAGTGCCGTTTCTATACCCATCATGTTGAGCTTTTTCGATATCCGGCGTCCGATACCCCAGACCTCATCGACAGGCACGAGGCCCATCAATTTGCGCTGGCGCCCTTCATTGGACAGATCCACTACTCCGCCAGTCTTGTCCCACTTCTTCGCCGCGAAGTTTGCCAGCTTGGCTAACGTCTTGGTTTGGGCAATGCCAACGCCTACCGTTAGCCCAGTGTTGCGCAGTACCTTGGCCCTTACCTGTCGGCCGAAAGTATCCAGATCAATGCAGTTACGAACGCCTGTCAGATCAAGGAAACTTTCGTCAATTGAATACACTTCCACGCGAGGTGCCATCTCTTCTAAAACAGCCATCACACGCTGAGACATGTCTGCGTATAACTCATAGTTGCTGCTGAATGCGATGCCCCCTGCTCGCTCAAATTCCAGCTTAATTTTGAAATAGGGTTCTCCCATCTTTAACCCTAACGCCTTCGCTTCCTTGCTCCTGGCTACGACGCATCCGTCGTTATTCGACAGAACGACGACAGGACGCCCTCGCAGATCTGGCCGCCACAACGTTTCGCAGCTCGCGTAGAAGCTGTTCACATCAGCAAGCGCGTACATCACTTGAGCCTCGTTATCGAAGACACAACAACGCCCATCACCTCCAGATCGTCGCCGCCGTCATGAAGCAGGATCGGCTCATATTTCGGATTCATGGGTTCCAATTGCGCACGGGGATGTAAGCAGAGGCGCTTAACGGTGAACTCGCCGGCTATGCTGGCTATAACGATATCGCCATGGGCTGGGCTGATGCTGCGGTCAACAACAAGCATAGAGCCCTCAGTGATCCCTGCCTCAAGCATGGAATCACCTGTTGCATAGAGAAAATAGGTCGCATTGGGATGGCTGATACAGTACTCGTTCAGATCGATGCGCGAGCTGACGTAATCTGCTGCGGGACTGGGAAACCCCGCCGGCACCTTGTCGGCGAACAGCGGGATTTTGAGCTTGGTTGGGTTTGGTGTTGGATAAAAGAAAGTCATAATGTTGCCTTGTTACTGTGTTTTTATACAGTATATGCGCAAGATTTTGACGGGGGAAAGTTCGGATTTTTGTTAGGGCGGTAGGATATTGATCGGTAAAGAAAGATAGTTTTGATGAATGGCCGGGTTCCCTCCCGGCTGACGTATTGTTAAATCGACTCGAGAAACGCCTGGATTTTTGCGGCCATGACGATGTGTCCTGCGTCATTAGGATGCACGCCATCTGGCTCAGAACCGCCTGGGTACGTGAAGTAGTAGGAGTTCCCCGCGGGTACGTACACGGGCAAATTACTCTCATGGTACAGATCAAGGCACGAGATCGAGTAGTGCGCCGCATATCGTTGAATCAGCGTAGAAAGCTGTTCAAGCGTATAGCCGACGGCATTAGGTGCCGCGTTGCTTCCCCAGTTGTCCAGCCGCGGCAGCGGAGTGAACACGGCTATTTTCTTCGAGAAAAACTTCGTGATCAGGCCGAGCAAACACGTATTGATACAGCCAGAAATAGTCGCAGTGCCAGTGTCCAAGAATGTTCCCAGCGGTTTATTATTGCCAACCAGCCAAAAATCATTAGTGCCGAGAAACACTGTTACATAATCGGGAATTTCAGTGATTGTATCAGCAACGCCATAGCGCCCATTGTATCCAGTGCTGCTAATGCCATAGTTGTAGACCGTCATCCCTCCGACATTATCAGAAATGTATTCGTGGTAATTTTTATTTGTCCTGAAGTTTTTTGCTGTAATGCTGTCGCCGACAACAGCCCATGATTTCCCTTTGATTGGTGAGTTTTTTTGCCCATCAATTTCAGCAATTAATTGACGCGCTCGAGTATCAACTAGACCATACGATTTCAACGCCGACATTTTCTGTACGGGTCCAACAATCGATAATGTTGGCCTAATATCCCAAGGTGGCCCAGGAAGGTACACGTTCATGAATGCGAATTTGGCAGAGCTACCCGATGGGACAGTAAACGCACGAGTGTTTCCAGAACCGGTCAATGTGACAAGACCCAGGGTTGGCCCTGTAACTTGATTGTCATTCTTTAGCGTGACTGCAAAATAGTTTGGCTCAAAAGAAGACGCCTGAATGGTGTATGTTTTCCCTGCTGAGATAGGGAAGGTGTTCAACACTGTTCCTGTTAATGGCAATATATCGCCTGCATTCGCTCCTGTAGCTCTAACATAGTACCCTGCCCTGTTATTTAAACTATTATAAATCTGTCCGCTATCATCTTCGATCAGGCTAATGTTATCATCAAGCAATTTGTTTCTCGCATAGTCATCATAGATAGCGATACCGTTGATAGATTTAACAACATCAACAGAAATGGAAATGCTATTACGGATATCAAATCCACCATTCGTGATCATCACGTTCACGAAGGCGAACTTCGCTGAGCTTCCCACTGGAACTGTGAAGGCTCGATAGCTTCCTGTTCCTGATAGGCTCACCAACCCCAGAGTGGTTTCAGTGAGCTGGTTGTCGGCTTTAAGGGCTACAGCAAAGAAATCTGTTCGGAAGTCTGATGCCTTAACGATATAAGTTTGTCCTGGAAATACAGGGAAATAGGTAACCACCGTCGGCGATGTGCTCGTAGGTAACAACTTGCCAGCGTTAGCCCCACCAGCTACCACATAATAATTATCCACATTAGCCGATTGAGTATATAACTCAATCCCAATTTCCTGATATAGGTCTGTTACCAGCTTACTTCTTACAAACCCATAACCTTGGAATACTGCCACACCCGATATATTCTTATATTGGTCAGCAATGGTTTCATCGTTGTCAGACCAGATAAAGAAGAAATCCCCCTCTTTTATTTCACCTGATGCTATTGCCGATGCGGCCTGTTCTTTTGTATAGGCTTTGCCTAGCGGTGCTAGATTTTTTCTGATTCCATCCAGTGTATACCTCTCAATTCCAAACCGATCTATGTAGGTTTCAAAGTCTGAATTCACCACCTCATCTATTTTTTCGGCATTAAACTTCAAGTCAATAATGTCATTGCTAGGGATGGTTTTTTGTGTTGGTGTGGTAGCCATTTATTCAGTTACCTCGTAATTATACATTTCATCGTTGTATTCAGACATGGTTAACGAGGTTGTCCCGTCGCCATTCGGTTTCTTTTCCGTGATCGTCCATTTCGTTGCGTCCATCTCTACTTGCGAGGCGATGACGTAACGAGACGGCGACTGTGTGTTGTAGCCGTCATAGAGGTTGAGGGTTATTTCTGGTACTGCTGCAGTGAATCCAAATATGCTATCTGTGCGAGGAAATGCCTGGACGCGTGCTGTAGGCGCACCGATTGCATCAGTGATGACGACAAACATATCCCCAGACCACTCGATCCGTTCGCTGGTATCGAAGTTGTTGCCGTTACGCGCAACGATATAGCCATCCTGCTGGTTCGCGTCGTAGATATCAGCCACCTGCACCATCTGCCCAACATTCACCCACTCCCCATCGGCCAGCGCGCGAATTGCCATGGTTTGGCGTGAATACAGCAGCCGGCGAACTTCTTTCAATGCCCGATCTCGTGCCTGGAAGGAATTGCGTATAAACAGCATGTCAAACTTCTTCGCCTTTACCGGTTCCACCTCTTCAATCGAGTTGCCGACGATCCGGTAGCGGATGAATGCCTGTTTATTCGTGACCGGGTTTCGATACTTGACCTCTACACCGTCAAACCCGCCGGGTAGGGTCATGTCGTAGGAAAGGCTGTAATCCTCCGCTTTCATGTTGGCGCGGTTGAACATCGTTGTTGCGCTTGGCTTCCGTTCATCGCGAGTGAAAGACAACACCCCGCCATCCCAAAACGCGGTTACCGTCGCCGCATCACAGATCGTCTGAACCCGAGAGCCCAGCGAGATATCTTCATCATCGAAGGTGTAATCGAAATAACCCAGGCGCGGATCCGGCAATGATGCCGCGATAGAGTAAAGCTCGTAGATGTCGATGCTCGACTCTGGCTGACCGCCCATTTTTAGCCAGGTGTGTAATACAGCGTCAGCAAACGAACGTGAAGGCCTTTCTGTGTAATCGACCGTCTGTGTAGCCAGGTTGTAACTGATGACGTGCCGGGTGATTAGAGCGTTATATTTTCGCTCCCTTGCACTAGTAGCTCGTTCTGTCGCAGTGACAGTGACGGTTACGAGCGTGTCATTCGGGTAAACAACGTTGGTGCGCGTCCTGACGATATGAACAGCTTCGACCTTCAAGATTGAGTGATCGTTACTGTTATTGGTGCGGATGAACGTTACCGCATAGCGGCCATTGCCAGACACTGGCGTGAATTTGAACGTCCTATACTTTGTATCCGCGTTCTCGTCATCGTTATTCAGCCCGACGTTGTAGCTTTCCAGCGTGCCGGGTATCTGGTTGTTATCATCATCAACCTTCCAGAATGTGACGCTGGTTCTGGCGTAGTCACCATGTCCTAACTGTGCCTGCAGATGAACCCAAAGCTGAGTCCCATCAACCGGAGAGAACGACGGGCCGATTACCAACGGTTCATTGTCGTTAAGCGTGAATATCGACGTGTTGATTACCGCGTCGTCGGGGATCTGGCTGATATCGTTGCCGCCCAGATTTACAAACGTGAACTCGTAGAAATACTGTGGGTTCACTGGGGTGCCGTCGTCTGTTGTCGTCGCGCTGAAGAGATCGGCAAATACCGTGATATCGCGAGTTACTGGCCCCGACACCGTGTTGTAGGTGACATTGACTACGAACGATACAGAATGAGGCTTAGGCAGGTCATAGAAGTAATCAAAGTCGCTGTTCTGCTTGATTTTCACCTTTGCCTGTCCGGCGATGAACTCGCCAGAAACCATATCGGTGGTTGTCGTCGCCGTCTCTGCTGGGAAATCTCCACTCTCGTTCGGCCCCGGTAATTCCTGGCCGTCAATGTCGTCGAAAGCGAACCCCTCATTGATCAGCGGGATGTTCTCGCCTGGCTGGTAGATGCGGTATGAAGCACCGGCCAGCGCGCCGAGGTTCGATTCTGAATACCTTACTGACGTGACGTCATACCGGCCGAGCCCGAAGTTCATCCACTCTGTGACTTTCTTGATGTTGTTGTCGTACTCGAACAGCGACTCCTGAATCAGGTCAGGGTACGCGCGCACCTGGCCGTAGTTGTCAGGCTTTGCCTCGCCGTTTCGCGCAATGTTGGTTTGCCCTTTCAAGCTGTTGTTCGGAGAGGTCTTTGCGTTGCTGCTTGTCGCCACACCCGCGCTTGGCTGGCCGAGCAATGACGTCAGGATTTTTTGGACAAACTTTATCGGGGCAAAAATTGGGCTGAGAACCTTCCCAATGGTTCCGCTTTTCGGCTGGTCGAACACGCTGATCACGTCGCCATCGTTGAGCGGGAAATTCAGCTCATCATCAGGCTGCAGCTTTACGCCATTACGCAGAATTTCAACATCGCAGTGAAGGTTGGCCGATTTCAGCCAGGGATAGAACATGCTGCCGGCGGGAAGGTTATGACGTTCTTTAGGCAACCCCGGCACGCGCTGAACTTCGATCAACGGCATAGTCGTAAAACTCCAATTTGGTGAAAACTCGCTCCAGCGTCCGCAGCCTGTCAAAGCGCACATGCCCCGCTTCGCCGCGGCTATGGAATGCTTGCCCATCAATGACCAAACCGACGTGAGCTGGCTGACCGCCGTAATACGCGATAAAAATGCTACCGTCGGCCGCTTTCTCGGCCTGATGCCAGAACACGACATCACCGGAAAAACACGTCAGGAAGTCGCTGCCAGCTTCGTAGTCCGGCGTTTGGTGTATCTCTATGCCGAGCACATGCCGGTAATACAGCACCACCAGCCCCCAGCAATCAGCTGCGTCGAACGAGCACGCCCTATCGCGCCACGGCTTACCCTCCATGGCGTGAATGAAGTCAGGTTTATGCATTAGCGAGTCCTGGGAATTCAGTGGTGTTGTAGAGAAAGCCGATGTTGTTGTTTAACGGGTTCTGCAGCGTGAGCGAGCACGTTACGTCAGCCTCATCGAGAGAGGCGTCTTTAACAAAGAGCGTCCAAGACTTCAGCGGCGTGTTCATGTCCGCCGCGTCGAAACGCTGATACGTGGCAGAGATAGGCGTTATGCGTGAGTGCGCGCGCCACAGCTTCAGCTGCTGCTTGAAGTCCTGTGCCAGGCGCCCGAATTTCACCGTTGAGTTGATCACAGGCGTACTGCTCTGCTGACTCTCTGCGACCTCCATCCGGCAGGCTGAAAACACCTGGCCGGCTAACGTCTTTGGGTATATCTGGTTAGCCACCAGCCGAATAGCGCCAAACGCCGGATGACTAAACGTCATCGTGTCGTAGATGATCCGGTTGGGCCGCTGTGACTGAAATTCTCGTAAGGTAGGCATTCAATACTCCGGCATGTCGCGGTTAACCACTTCATCAATGATCCCCCACTGATACGGCGGCAGCTCAACAATGACGTCTGAGAAATCGTCATCCGGGTTGTAGACCTTCCGGGTGATTACGCTCGCCGTCCACGTCGTCGTGTTGCCGTTGATGCTCGTCTGAACCGGTGGCGCAATGAAATGCAGCTCCTGCAGTTGCAGGCCAGAGCCCCCCAGATTGCACAGCATCGTGAACCACTGATTGCCGTTATCCAGGTAACGAGGGCTGCGATACCACTGCTCAAATGCCCGATCTTCTTGCAGTGTGAAAATCCACGTCAGCGACCAGGTGGTTTTTAGGTCATCCGTCAGGCGCTGGAAAATAGGCGCACCCACTGCCGGCTGATCGGTACGAAATCCGGCATCAATCGTGCGGCTCTTGTTGGCCTTCTGGGGAAGTGATAGCCAGTCGGGATAGGGTATTGCCACGGTTTTCTCCCGGTAATAAAAAACCCGCCGAAGCGGGTTATTGGGTTGCCCTGCGAGGGGCCTGATGATTTCGACTTATGGCTTGGCTCATCGGGCCGCCGTTGTCCATGTCAGCGATAAATATCTCCATCGAGACACCGCCATTGCCATCACTGCTTACCTGGTGATCTACATATGAACCGTTGGTGTTGTTGATACTGACATTCACGTTGATACCACCACCGCCTTGCATGTCCTTGTTGCTAATCACCTTGCCGTTGTCACCGGGGATCATGTACTGCTTACCAGTGCTCGCCTGGTAAATCTCTGGCTTGCCTCGCTCACCTACCTGGTACATCGCGCCAGCGCTCACAGGGCCGCCGTTATAACGCGCTCCAGCCAAAGCCAGCCCACCAGCCAATCCAACGGTTGAGGTTATCCCTGCAGCCGCTGGAGCAGCGTTAGCGCCAAGAGTTGCCAGTGATGCCATTGCGGCCGCCGGCGCCCATGCTGAAGCCGTTGTTGCAGCCATACCCACAGATGACGCCACGGAGGCGGCACCAAGCGTCTGGCCGAGAATGTAGTTTTTCAACGCCTCCACACCCACCTGAACGATGCTGTTAATCACGCTGTTCAGAATGGTGTTGCCAAGAGACCGCATTGCCTCTTGTGCCGACATTGTGCCGGTAAGCAGCCCTGTTATAGCGTTTGAGGCATTACCCGAGAAGGCATCAACAGCGCTCGTCAGCATGTCGTAACCAAGGCTCTGCTGGCTAAGGATTTCCCACTGCGCGGCAGTTCGCTGTTGTTCGTACTGCTTGTTAGCAGCATTCATCAGCTCAATTCCGCGTTGAGTAATCTTCCCTTTATCCGTTTCAAACTGCTGTATCAACGCCAGCTTCTGCGCATTCTCATTGGCAAGCTGCTGCACTGGGTCAACCATGCCGGCGGCTTGCTGTTGAGGACTTACCACGGCTTCAGCCCGGATTTTTGCCAAGTTAATCTGATGCTGTTGCTCCAGTTGCTCAGCCGTGATGTTGTACTGCTCCTGGCTGATTTTCTTGGCCGCTAACGCCGTGTTTAAATCCTTAACGTCCTGCGCGTAGCTGGCATTCTCTTTGGCTTCTGGCAGGAGCTTCTCTGCTGCAGCCTGCGCCTTGATAGCGTTGGCAGTGTCCCACTTTTTGGCAGCGTAAGCGCCTGCCTCAGCGATCTGGGCCTGTGTAGCCCCTTTCCCCAGTGATTGCTGTGCGGTAAGAATCGCCTGCTCTCGGCTAAGCTCGCTTGTTGAGTCCGCCGCAAGCTCTGACTGCTGCTTCAGGTTTGCCAGCTTCTGGGCAACGCTTTCAGCCTGGTTGGCTGATTTCTTGCCCTCCGCATTGCTTTCTTTCTGGGCTTTGGTATTTCGCTCTATCTCGGCATACTGATCTTGGAGTTTCTTCACTCGCGGATCATTCTTAGATATGCCAGCATCTTCAGCATCATATACTGCCTGTAGCCTGGCCCTTGATTCCCCTTCAAGTTTCGATAGCTCTATGCGTCGCTGAGAACGTTTCACCAATGCATCTTGCTTAGGGTTTGCAGTGCCTGAGTTATTGAAATTAATCGTTCCATTGGCTGCGTTTTCTGAAGCTTTTGCCACCGAATTCATGTCGCCGATTAGCGTGGCTGCTTTGTTGCTGAGAGCTGCCAAAGCCTGATTTTGTTCTGACCAGCCATCAAGGCCAAGCCATGACCACGTTCTTGCTCTTCGTGCATACATTTCGCCAGTTGACGTGAGATCTGCAATCTTCTGTGATGCCGTCTCAGTTTTTCCACTTAGCCTATCTATTGCTGCACTAATAGAGTCAATTACCTTCACCATGGTTGCGCTAGCGCCCATAGCTTCGTTCATTTTCCCAATTAGATTTTGAAGGGAAATCGTAAGGGAGTTGCTCGCCTGCTCCATCGTCCTTGGGAGCTTCGAGAATTCATCGTTAACTTCCGATGACTGCTTCATTATTGCATTAAGTGCATCCTGAGCACTCAACTTCCCCTCGAGCATTGCTTGTCGCAACTGTCCCATTGATAGTCCCATCCCTGCGCCAATCTGCCTAGCAAGTTCAGGCATTTGTTCAAGGATGGAGTTAAATTCTTCGGCTCTTACTGTGCCGGAGGAAATAGACTGGCCGAATTGTCTTAATGCATTTGCCATCTCTTCTGTAGAAGAGCCGCCAACTCGCCCTATTTTCTGAAGCGTATCGGTTAATGCAAGTATTTGGGCGTTGGTTGCTCCAGTCCCTTTTAGCGCGGAGGTCATCGCCTCCCACAGCTTGGCCGTATCCCTGAGGCTAGCGCCAGTAGCCGATGCTATGGACGTCAACGTTTCAAATGTAGACATTGCTGTTGCGGCATCGGTTGATAGCCTGAGGATCCGTGACTGAAGTTGCGCAATGTTATCGGCGACTGTCAAAAAAGCCTTGCCGTAATCGATAATCAAAGCAACTGATATTGCGCTTGCAACACCGCTCAACACTGATTTAAACCCAGACATAGACCTACCAGCACTATCGGCAGAGGATGTCAGTCCATCAACGGCTTTAGATGAACGATTGGCTTGTTTTTCCATCTCCCCTAACACGACAGCTGCTTGACGGCTACCTGTGACCATCTTTGCAGTTTCAATATCAACTTGGTAAACCAAGCTCCCACCGTCCTGCTCCGCCATTTACTGATCTCCGGGCATAAAAAAACCCCGGTTGAACGGGGTTTATTTTCTAATGGTTAATATTTTACTTGCAGGCTTCATTACCTACATAATCAGCGATTGATTGGGGAACTATATCGCTCATGTTCGGGTCAGCGCGGGATAACTTCATTTGCTCTAGGGTCTCGCCATCCCCCAGGTACTTTACTGTGCGATTAACGCAGTCGTAAGCACGTTCAGAGTATGACACCCCGGAACTACCCTCTCGCTTAGTAATAATGGTTTTCAGACCATCACGCTCCCCCTTACCTAACACTGTATACACAGCTTTGGCATCGGTTGGGATTGATATTTTATACTCAGCTGAAAAAGCAAATGGAGAAAACAGTAACGAAATCGTAATTATATATTTTTTCATGATGACATCATTCATTTTTTGATACTTCCTGTATAAGCCCGTGTAGATTTGCAGCAAATTTACTTGCAGCTACTTCGTTGGAAACCATGTACTCTTCATGAACAACTGATAGATAGCGAAACTCTATGCGACCATATATAGCCCATGGTATTGGGGAGTTATCTTTAAAGCGTCTGTCTGGTCCGCCGTTCTTGTTTGCATACAGCCATGTATTACCATCAACCGAACTATCATTCGGAACAGACTCTGTCTCTGCAAACTTTGTTACAGAATACCGTATTTTTAGCTCTGACATAGGAATAGCGGCAAACTTCCCACCACTTTCTATAAGCATGAATCCAGGGAAAATGTATAAGTCGCCACCATTCTTGTTTTCTAGATGAGGTACATTTTTAAACTCATCTTTTTCTGATGCAGGGAGGCAGTCTGGCCTACCCATGCCAAATCTTACAGTAGATCTTGATACTGTAGTGTCAGCCTCCGAGCGCTCCTTAAATTTGTCTGTTTCCTTAAAAGCAACTATATCCCATATCATATGACTGTTTGACATAACACCAAATGATTGGCAAACAGCTCTGTAGCGAGCCAGAAGATTTTCATCGCCTCCCCAATCAAAGGAGATTGCAGCATCTGAAATTTCACCATTAATTTCAGAAATTTTACTGTTAAGAGTTACATTCTTCGCTTCTAAACTTGATAATTTGTTTTTAAATATACTGCGAAGACCAAAGAAACCAAAAAACATAATCTTTCTTTCTAGTTTTGACTTATCTATTTTTATATTTTCAAGGTTAGATTTAAGTCTTTCCCTATCTATACTTGATTGATTAATCATCAACTCAAGTTCAGTAATACCCATGTCACCTATAGCTTCAACATCCGCACTGGTGATGGGGATCATTGTTTCATCTGAAACTGGAATGTCTATATCACGAAAATCGTAAATCGGTAAGCTCTTCGGGCAGCGCTCAATACTCCCTTGTTCTCTTCCTAAAAGATTTTGCTGGAAAGATAAACCAGTTCCTGGAATACCGATAGTGGCCTTAGCTCCATTTTTTCCACCAAAATTAATCATCGCTCCAGGCATCCCAACAGATAAGCTCGCACCTCCCGTTGACACATTAAGATAAAGCCCAGGAGCAATTTTTATCCTTTTTCTAAACCTGAACCCCATTCCATCCTCCTCCATGTGAACCAAAGTAACAAGTCGTTACATGGTAGCAGAGGCGTCGGTGGTGGCAACGGAAAAGCGGTTTTCGTCCTCGTTTTGTCGGCCTTTTCCCTGGAATCAAGAGCGGAGCGCGTGACAACATGGCTTCTCTTAAACACCAAAGGATTTCACCATGCGAAAAACTATGCTGATACTGGTTCTGGGGGTCATCGTGCTCGCGATCGCTTTCAACCCTGAGTTCATCGCAGGGTTTTGGGATGGGTTACCAATGAAATAACTGGAGGGCTAGCCCACTCAGGTGGGCTTCTATCTGTTAGTAGTTTCTCTCGGCACGCTTCATCAGTCTGTCTTGTGGCGATTGAGTTTTGGTAGACAGAGGAGCGACAAACTCTTTCCACTCTTTGCTGTCTTTCTGAGCAGACGATTGTTTGCTATTCAATTGATAATCATCGTTCTGGCCTGCGCACCCCGATAGAACTATCACACCCAGGGCAGCTAGTAGTGACTTACGCATATCTATATCCTTATAGGAAAATGTAACTCACCAAATGATAACCAATCTCAATTGCGAGGTAAAGTAAGCCTTCGAAAGCAACAAACCCACCTCATCGGTGGATTTGTTTACTATTATCCTTTGGCATCAAAGACGGCCTGCAGCCCATGGCTAATGCTATCACGCAGATGGATGTTATCTGCCGTAACAATGAAGAGCAATGCCGCTACGACACAGGCCAGGTAGTTTTGATTGGTTAACAATGCTGCGATTTTTTTCATGGTTACCTCCTCTGATTTTTTGTGAAGTAAGGTTGCAACAAAAATCAAAGATAGACCACGAAAAAGGGCCGCAAAACGAGGCAGAAAACCACCGGTGACCAAAAGCAAAAACCCACCTCTTGGGTGGGTTGTGCATCAAAGCTGATCATATTGATTAGGAACCAACAAATCGGAGTGTTCATACATTGTTTGTTTTACCCCGTGGCCCAATGTATATAGGTAGATCTGCCGGCCTTCTTTTCTTGCAAACTTAATGATAGGAACAAAGTCTGAATCACCAGTTACCAAAGCGAAAACTTCAGCTTGTTTTTTCAAAGACATGGATGACATATCAAGAGCAATTCTCATGTCAACGCCTTTCTGCTGAACGTTAGGTTTAACATTACCAGAATTTATTTTAGACGTCTTCTGATCTTCACTTTTTAAAGCCCAACGATCTACTTTCCAGCCTCTAAAATTTGTTTCCCCTAGCCTAACCGCAAAGAATGCTGTCCTTTTTAGCTCATCCAGCATGATCTTGTTCCTCTTTGAAACATCAGTCTCAGAGAAATCTATTTTTTCACCACTTATCGGATGGGTTTGAATGCCGGTTAATGGCTCAGCATCATAATAATAAACTCGGTGAAGTATTAAGCCATCAAGCTCCACTCTAGCTTTTATTTTTTCTACAAATGACTTAATTACTTCAGCGTCTATTGGCTTGTCTTTTGTGCCCAGCTTTGCGCGCAAAAAACCAGCATCAATCATGATGGCATAGCTTCTGGTCATTATGTTTACTTTGATGTTAGGTAGTAGAGAGAGGGTTGGTGGGTTAGGTTCGCGGGGAAGCCCCTCTTGTATAGTAGCGAACCGCCCACCTTCATTGCGGCAAACTATAATGCCTAACAATCATATGCGCAAGCCCATAAGCAAATTTTGTCTACAGGTTTTTCACATGCCAAAACGGAACACCTTTCTATTGTGCTACGCGCGCATCATCATCGCCTGCCAGCGCTTCTCATCTTCGTCCATCACCTTATCGTACTCTTCGCGCGTGAAGCCTTTCTGCTCTGGGTACTTTGCCGCCAGCAGCAACTGAAACTCGGTCATCGAAAGGCGCTCTGCTTCGGCGCGAGGCATGTTGAAGTGATTGCGTGCTGCGCTGATGTACTCGAAGGCGTTGAACTCGTTCACGTAGCTGTTCGACTCGTGTCGCTGCAGCTTGCGGATCTTTGCTTTACCGATGATACCGTGAGTGATCAGTGATTGGCCGATTACGATGATATCGCTCGCCGGCATCTTACCGCGGCGAAACACGAAAGCCCTCTTCCCTCGTTTGCTTGGCCGCAACTCTCCCACCAGCGCGCTAATGTCATCATCACAGCATGCCTGCATGACGATCATCCCGGCGAATATTGCTGAGCTACTGAATGACGGCGCGTTGATGTATGCCAGCAACCACCCAGGAATCTCACCATATGCCTCTACAGCGGCTTCAAGTAACCGTGGTGCCTCACTGGTATGGAGTTCAGCAAATCGCTCTACAATCTCCGCTGGCGAGCCTATACGGGTCATGTTTGCGAACGAAGGTCGAAGGAAGTAATCGCGATCGGCATCGGTGATGACCATCTCGCCTAATTCAGTGATTGGTGTCATTTAAACCTCAAAACGATGGCATCCCTGCCAATCTTCAGTCAAAAGCCAGGAAGGTACATCTGCACTTCATCAGCAATACGTTCTCGGGCAGTGTGAAGAAGGCGTTTTCTACCGCCGACACCCCACTTCGCCATTTGGCTGGCACACTGGCTTATTTCCTTGGATTCGGTCTTGATGATGTGGTCTATTTTGTTCAGACGCGACATGGCATCAAAACCTTTTCTGACCAATGCTTGAAAAGTCTGGTAAACACGAATCTCAAATTCAGCACTGAGCCACGCCGCATAGCGGATTGCCACAAGCTCTAGCGCCCATACACCATGATGGAGCCCACCATTAATCGTTTGCACCGCCGTGCATTTTTGCACTCTGCTCAAAGTATCGACAAAGTTACGAACCTGTCGGCTTCGCATAAACTGGCTTGGTCTCTGGTTTTCCGTTGCATCTCCATTGGAGACAGCAGCGGCATGCAGGTCATTAAGGTTATAGCGACCTTCTTCATCAACACGAACGGAGACGCCATTTACTGCTACGGTTGGATAGTTCATTCGGATTACCTTTTAGTGATGAACCTTGTCGCACAGGAAACGGCCCCAAGAAGGCTCCGACAGCCAGCCGGTTCCTCAAGGGTCATCCTGAAAGGTTCTTGGTTTGATTACTGCGCGTGCGGTGCGCGATGAATTTCAGGTACAAAAAAGCCCCGCATGAGCAGGGCTAGTCTTTGTCAGATCGACGGTCGGTTTCCCGACCATTTGCTATGCGGTAACGGTGAACGCACTGGTAGATGTTTTGGCGCCATCGTTGGTGGTAAACGTGATTGTGGCCGCGCCGGCAGAAACGCCAGTAACCAGACCTGACTGATTGACGGTAGCCTTACCGGTTGCCGAGGATGACCAGGTGCCGGTTTTGTCGCTGGCATCTGCCGGCGCCACGGTAGCGGTAAGCTGTTGAGTAGCCCCTACAGCAATGCTTGCTGTTGCTGGCGCCACTGTCACACCGGTAACCGGTACATCCGCGGCGACTTCAAACACGACAGTATCGGCATCAGCCACTTTCCACTCACCAGAGAAAGTGGCGATGTCGCTCGTACCAAAATCACCAGACCATGACGTGGTGTTGAAGTAGCCCATGATGTAGGTGCCGGAATCTTCGCCGACGAAATCGAATCGCACCCAGATAGACGGCTGCCGGCCGGTCTGAACTTCATCGAAAATGTACTTGGAGATGTTGAGCGCGCCAATCTCAGTGGTTTTGTCTTTACGACGGAATTCACCTTCACCGGAAATGGTGAAGTCCATACTGGTTACCAGGTTCTCCACCAGCCCCTTTGCGTCGTCTGCTTCAGACGTCACGGAGTTTGGTGAGAAGTCGAAGCCCTTGGTGGTCATAGCGCCGAGGCGCTTCCAGTCACTCAGTGCCGGCAGCGTGTCAGCACAGCCGAAAGCCATACGCACCACCGCGACTTTACCGATCAGCTTGCCGGTATCATTTGCACAACCTTGCATGTGTTACCTCTTCAAATAAAAAAGGCCGCCCAGAGGCAGCCTGATGGATAGATATGTGCGTTATTCGCCGTAGGTGCAGCAGACTAAAAGCCGGTAGATTAATCGCCCCTCTGCCGATGGGATTGGCGCTGGATAGCCTCCGAGCAGACGCATGACGCCAACACAGCTATCAGCGCCCTGCTGGCTACTGATGTAGTCGGCGATTTTGTTCGCCGAGGCATCTGCTTCTGCGTTCTTTCCTTTGGCCCCGACAACATCGACCATTACGAAGAAATCTCCGCCGCGGTCGTATTGAATATCTGAACCACCGCCAGGACGGAACACGATGAAGGCGTCGGATAACTTGCCCGTGTCGTTCCACATCAGCGTTTGGATGGTGAGCCCTGCGGTTAGGCCTGCACTCTCGAAAAGATTTCGTAGGCGGAGATACATTGGAGGTGTCACAGCATCATCTCCTTCCTGATTATCTCGTCCACCTGCCGGCGGGTTTTCTCTGCGGCCTTGGTGAGGAATTTAGGTTCACCAGCAGGATCCCAGTAATTGCCGCGGTTATTTGGCCGCGGTAACCCCTTCATGATGCCACTGGCGTTATGGACATAGACCGCATAATTCGCTGAGTAACCGATACGGCCAGTAATCCGAGTACCGTTGATCATTGTCTCCTGGTACTGCGAATTTATCAGGGTACTGGTGTCAACCGGGGTCATCAGCGCTGCTTCATTAGCGATTATCATCACGGCCGATTTGATAGCCCTGACTGCCTTTCTCATCCTGACATCCTCAACCACGGCATCAAGGCGCCGCTGGGCCTCTTTGATACCTTTTATCTTTACGCCCATCGCTATGCTCCCGTCAGAATGGCTATATCCTCTGCCAGGCGATCAAACGTGTCGGCATAGCGGATCACCTGTACCACCTCATCGGCACCCGCGGCGATCGGGTCTACCATGGTAGACACGCCGATAAGCAGATAGTCGCCTTTCTTGGCTTCGGTGAATTCAGTCCACACAGTGTTTTTTACAGTGATTTCCGAACCGATATTGTTCAGCTTCGCCGAGATTCCGCCCTGGTAATCGCACATGATAATTTCAGGTGGAGCAAAACCCAGAGGATCGCCCGCTTCACTATTGCCGAGATTGCGCCATATCGTGGCCTCAGCCGTATATGACCAAATGGCTAATGATGACATGTCACTCTCTCCAGCTAATCACCGCAGGCCGTTCTGCCGCGATTTTCGGGCAATTAAATTTCCACTCACCACGGTCGTTAACGAATCCCGTGGTTTGCCTGGCCGTATCAGTCTTTACCCAGACGCGTTCAAAAGGCTTTGGTAACCGTTCGGCGACAGGTATCCATGCCATCAACCACCACCGCACATGCAGCCGCCCTTGCCGATCCAGACACCGGCAAAAGCCTTGTTTGTTGGGTCAGGTGGAACCAGTCCTGTAGCGCACCCTTTTTTGTCCAGCCCGCGCAGCAGGTTCAGCGCCCCTTTCCAGCGATCGCTAAATGACTGATAGCGGAACGAACGCGATGCCCCGCTTGGCGCCGTTTGAGAGCTGATGTATTTATCGCCCTGGCCTAATCCCATAAGCCCGAGAAGATAGAGTTGGATGAGTAACGCTGTGGATGCTGGGTAATTCGCATCCAGACATTCCTGAATGCTGTTTACCTGCTCCACCAGCGCATCCAGGACGAAATCAGGCAAGGTGATACCCTGTGAATCCAGATATTCCTTGGCCTTTTCTTTAGTCACCATGGCTGATTCCTGTAAGAAGAAGCCCCGCCGAAACGGGGCATAAAAAAACCGCCCTGGCGGCGGCTATTATTCAGCAGGGAACAGATTTTCGAGCTCGCCTTCCGGCAACATCTCAGCGAGCTTTTCTTCGCCGAGGTTGCCTTTGAACTCAATCCCCAGATCAGTGAGCCGCGCCTTGATAGCATCCTTGCGCGACTTTGTTTCGTTGCCGGCATCCGGGGTGGCCGGGGTCAGTTCACCGCCGGCCTCGCCACGCATCAACCGAACGTTAGATTTCAGCGCTGGGTGAAGCTTTTCCAGTTCCAACACATCCCCGATCTCTACGCCATTCCAGGGGCGAATAACTTCGTATTTAGCCATGTTTCCCCCTTACGCCAGATTGGCGCCGTAGACAACACCGGAAAGCCCCTGATCGTCCGCAGTGATTTGCAGACCTTCAGCAGACATGATCTGGAAGTTGTAGTTAACGTTCGGTAGTGGGCGTGGCAAAGGAATAACGCCCTGAGCCATGCCAACCAGTGGGGAAATTACATCTTTGCGGCGAACGTATGCGATGAACTCGTTGCCTTTCAGCGCGAACGTCTGGCGAATTTCTTTCACCGGAGCAAATGGCATTACCGCTTGCAATACATTGCCGCTCACTACACCATTGACCACGTATGGCTGCGCCAGGTTAGCCCAGACTTCCGGGGACACCCACATCACGTCGTACTGCGAAACTTTGTTAACGCGTGCCAACGTACCGAAAGCCCCCTTACCGAAGAACTCGAACAACTGAGTCATCGTCGCGGTGGTCAGATCGATGTTAGCACCGCCGGCACCGGCCCCCAGATTAAGCTTTTTGCTGTTGCGGTGGTTCTTCAGACCTTGAGCCGGATAGCCCTGAACCCGAATATTTTCATCACCGCTAAAATAGTAGGCCACCCGGCGCTTATTGACTTTCCGCAACTTAGCAGACTGCGAATCCAAGACCTGATCGATACCTACGGAATTAAGACCGGCAGCGTGACGCCAATTAACCCCATAACCTGCAGTGAAGACAGGGATCGGGTCACCGTCGCTGCCGTATTCGGTATGATCGAATGAGAACGGCGCCTGGCCGTCAATGCTTACTGATACATCATCAGCAATATCACCGACAACGTTATACAGTTTTGCAGTTTTACCAACAGAGAGAATAGTCTGGACACCCATCAAATCATTGATGACTTCCATGCCTTCTTCCTGGTCGCGCAACTGCAGGATCTGGTTATCGATTTCAGCCCAGAATTCGCGAGCGAAACCACCGACCGCATTACACGCCAGCATTTCCGGCGTCATATGCGCACGGTTTGCGGCGAGCATTGCATTGTGCTGGGCGTTCCAGATGTTTCGGTTAGCCCACAGCTCATTCCAGTGGCCGCCGAGGCGGCTATTAGCCGCCAATGTCTCTTTGGAAAAATACATGTGCGTTTATCCTTCTTTTAAGCGCCAGCGGCGACAGTGCCAACGCGCATACGCACGCGGATGAAATCGGTAGCGCCGGCGGCGATGGTGGCTTCGTCCTGGCTGTAACCGATCACTGAATCAGTGTCAGCAGTTGCCAGGGTGAATTGGCCGTTAGCGCCAAGCTTGATCGGGCTATCTTTCTTGTACGCGCCAGGTACGCAGAGCAGCGCCAGTTCACGGCCTTCCTCCACGTAGTTGCCTACAGCGGAGTCGCCAGCAGGAACCGCCTCGGTGATTTTCAGCCCTTGATGGTAGGCAACATCGATGATGTAGATTCGACCCTTTAGCGCGGTAGCCTGAGCGAATTCATCGCTGGCGTTGATGACGGCAGCAGTGCCTGGCAAAAGTGCCGCGGCAGTGGTGCGGGTTTCGGTCTTATACAGCGACTTTCCGTCGATGTTTACGCGACGATAACGTGGCATTGGATAGCCCCCTTATTTGAAGTATGCATCTGCGGCGGGTGCGCCGGATTCTTGCTGATGCTGGCCTGAGTTACCTGCCAGCGGCGCCGATTCGCCCAGCGTTTTAAACATCGCTTCCAGCGCTTCGCCTTGCAGCGCGTTTGCCACGATTTCGCCGTGAACTTTCGCCACCGCTTCACGCTTAGTTTTCTCTTCCGCGCGAGAGTTTGCAGTCAGGGTTTCGGCTAGTTGGTTATGGTTGGCCTGCAGCGCATCAACTTTTTCGGTGATCGGCTTGAGCGCCTCGGCAAAGTTGGCGGCCAGGCCTTTGCCGATTTCGGTGATCAGCTCTTTTTTCTCTTCAGTGGTTAAAGGCATGTCGCCCTCCGTTTGGTGGTTGGTTGCAGGTTGTTCCTGCGGATTGAAAAGGGATTTAACTTTGTTGGCGACGACCGTCACCCAGGATTCCTGACGCGCAACCGGCGTGCCGGTTTCATCAAAGGTGATTTTTCCGCCCTCCGATGTGTAGCCATAAACCTGGGCTGCGCCGCCGTTGCGGATGATCACCACCTGTGAGTCGGTGAAATCAGCCACCCAGGCATATTCATTTTCGCCGGGAGCGAATCTTTCTTTTGCTGCGCGGTCGAGACGTTGCTCACGACCCCGGTAGGATTCGCCAATCAGCGCGCCAGAGTTAGCTTTTAACGGCGTGGCAAGGTCAGCGTTAACCATCAGACCAACGCCCTGCTCAGGTGTCGCTGCGCCCACTTCATGCAGCAAGATTGCGTCATGATCCATGCCGTGAATCTTCGCCACCCACTTGGCACCTGTTGCCTTCTGTTGCTCATTGGGCTCAAGCTGGTCGAGAAACACCGCAACACTGGTGTGAATAGGCGGAACATCTTCGCCGCGCTCAATGGCCTCTACGCGGGAGATAAGTTCCCTACCTCCCTCGCTCTGGTTAGCGATCTGGGTATCAACCCACTTCTCCAGGTAGATCCGGTTGCCCGATTTCTTCACATTGCGATTCCAGGCGCCGATATGGCCCTGGTTGATGCCCTCCGGCGAAAATGCAGAGATGAATGCGCCATTTAGCTGAGGATGCCCCAGCGGCGCCAGCGTGCCTTCAAGCCCTTGATAGTGAGCATCGATTTCGCTGGCCGTATACAGCCCATCATTCATGACCACGTTTGCGGGCAGTGTGTAGCTCGGCAAAACAAGATGCTCGCGGCCGTTATATGACTCCCGGCGAATTGCCTGGCTGTTGACTTTCGTAGTGACGTTAACTTGAACTTTCATGATTTTTCTCACTATTATGCGGCCTTGTGATGACCGCAGCCGCAATGCTTATGGTTAGTAAACATCCCATCCTTTTGCGCCTTCTCGAGTCTCTTCTTAGCCATGTCAATAACGTTCGGGTATAGCGGGTTACCAGCGGCATCCACCAGAACGGACACCTGCGTACATTTGCAATTAATTGCGTTTCCGTTGACGCTGTACCACTCTCGAACCTCTTCTATGGTGTAGAGATGCGCATGCCTTAATGCGTGATGTCGCCGTGTTGTAGGACTTAATGCGGAAAGGTGCAGAAGCTTGGTCTTAATTCCGTAACGCTCTTCTGCATCCTGTGTTTCATCCCACCGAGCACGGCGTAGTGCGGTAGTGATTTCCGTCCTGGCAATACGATTCGCACGCCGGGTTTCAATGCCGGTTTGCTCATTGAGGTTTTTGGCTACGTCACGCGGGTTGAGCCCCCTGGCAATGCCATCAGTAAGAATTCGCGCCATATCGCTCTTAACCTGAGCGCTGAGCCCTTTCATCTCTTCGAATTCACGCGCTCTGACCAGAATCAGCCGCAGCTGATAGGGCTCACTCAACAAGATGTTGGGAACATCCTGCTGGCCGGCAGCGTAAGCGGAGGATTGCTGGGAAAGGTTGTAATACTCCTGCGCCGTTCCGCGCTGGTAAGCCACGGACACATAGCGCCCAAAGAACCACAGATTGAATTCCCCACCCTCAAGAAGAATTTCGTCCACCAGCGCTTCACCGTTCTGCAGCAGCATCGACAGAAGCCCCTGATCAAGACGGAAGGTGTAGCGCTCGTTTACGACGGGTTCGGATGGGATGCGGTTGAGGATGTCGATATAGCCTTTCGTTATCAGCTTCATGCGCTTTGCAAACTCACGCATGGCGCCACGCTCTAACTTATCAACCCCAGTGGGGTCTTTGATGTTGCTCGGCAGGATTGGAGGTTTAGGTTTCGTCGCCATCCCCTGCCTCTCCAAGCGGGTCGCCGCCTTCAGTTTCAAATCCTGCAGCAGTGCGAATTTCCTCACCGCTGAACGGCGCTGTATCACCGCTTTCAACCATAGCCTTGTTCACCTCTGCCATGGTCTTAGAGTCCGCCAGGCGTTCAGCGCGAGTCTGTTGATTGAGATCATCCCAGATGACTGTTTTCTGGCCGACAGAATCGATAATTCTCAGGTCGATCAGCTTGTCGCAGAAGTCCTCAATTTCGAACGACAGATCACCGCGGCGACTCTGGCAGCGTCCGTTCATGTACTTCTGGTCTTCGGTGCTTGAGCGCTCAGCCTGCTGGTTGCCTACCAGTATCCGCGAAGGAATATCAACACCGGCAGAAGCCGTTTGCAGGTTCACGCTATAGGTTGGGCTTGGATCAGACACAGGGGAAACAAGGGAGGTAACAGCTGCACCCTGTAGGCTCATCAGCACATCGTTGCCGCGGTTCATCTCGCGCGCGGCTTCGTTGAACTTGTCCTGCAATTCGTCAACGCTGACGCCATACATAGACGCCAAACTGCTGAAGTCGATCTCTTTGTCGAAGCTTAGCGCCAGCTGCCGAGCTGCGTTCTTCAGGAATGACTCACCGGAACCGCCCTCCACTTTCTCTAGGCTGACAAATGCGTTATATGCTGGCTCAAGAAATCCGATCGCATCATCTGAGTAATCACCGAGAATGAAAACACGGTCAGGGTGAACCTTGCGGTGATTTGTTCCACCGTTAGGCAATCTCTCCGAGTACTCCCACAGCTTTGGATAACCGTAGGTTGGTGATTTTTCGTTGTTATCCCAATCGCTGACAGTCAGAGCACCGGCCCAGGCTATAGTAACTTTCGTGAGTGACTTGCCTTTAGTAACTTGCTGATGCCAATCATTGGAGTCGTTGATATGCAGCAAAATGCCGGAGTAACGCCCGACAAGCCTCCGGCGGTCAGCCTCTGCAAAAGCGCGCCATAACCGGTTCGTGAATACCGGTTTGAGTTTTTTCTCCCAGGCAGTTTCCTCGCGCTTCTCGTCGGCCTTATCACCCTCGATGATCTCCGGGTTGGTCTGCCAGCATTTGCCCACCAGCTTTTCCACGGCGCCATGCGCAATACCACCGCGGCGATACAGTGAATAAAGGTTGTCGTAAGTGATCTTCTCAGGAAAGCCGTATTCGCACCAGGCGGAGCCGCGTTTATTATCCAGGCCCATAGATGGCCCAAGCATCGCCATACGAGCACGCTCAATCCTGGCGTCGTTCAACGCGTGGTTGACGGCCAGCTGGAGATTTTTGTTCATGTGGTTTCCGTTTGGAGTGGTTTACTGTAGCCGCTTAGGGAGCATCATCCCTCTCGGTTGAGAGCCGTTAAGTTCAGTCAGCGCATAAACCATGGCATCAAGGCGGTCTGGTGACTTTTTGGCAGTCGTCGGTATGTACTCCATCAGCTGATTTTCCAGCACGTAGAGATTTCCCTGATTCAACACTTTGCCTTGCTCGTACAGGGCTGATATTGGTTCCGCTCGGGCATACTTCCCCTTACTGGCGTGAACTCGAATAATTCGCCCTTTAAAGCCTGCATTGCGTAGTGTCTCCTCCGCCATGTCACCACCCTGGTTTGTCTCTATGACGATCGCATCTGCCTGATGATGTTCATACGCCCATATCGCTTTTTTAGCCCATCCTGCTGGGGAATATTTACCGCTGTAATCCCCATCAACCGAGAATTGCTTTTTGTCTCCAGCGCCATAGGAACTTGCAGCAACTATCCCTGTTTCATCACTCTCATCGCTGTTGGTTGCCTGTGGGTCAATCGCCACGACTGTGCGAACCTTGTCATGCTTGATTTGTAGTTCATGAGCAGCGCTTATCATCTGCTCGTTCCACAGCGCCCCCTCAGCATTGAAGCGGCGAGGTTTCTGCATGTACTGAGCTTCCGCAGTGCGGCGATGAGAAAACAGAGAAGTTCGATGCGATTCGTTGTGTTTGAATGGCCACAGCCAACCATCAGGCAATCCGTGGTCAATCGGTATAGCGTGGGTGTTTTCTGGATACTGCGCAGCGTATGACTGACTATTGTCGATAATCACCGGCAAGTTCAGATGATGCCATTTCTCACCACTGCCTCCGCGCAGAAGATAACCGCTAAGATCGTGGTAGTGGATGCGCTGCATAATGACAATCATCGGCGTCGTCTCGATCGCCAGTCGTGATTTGATTGTCTCGTTAAAGCGGTTATTTACGCCATCGCGGACGATCTCAGAGTAAGCGTCGTCAGGTTTTACTGGGTCATCTATAACCAGAGCGCCTTGCCAGCCTGGCTCCATGTGCCCGGCTCGAAATCCGGTTACCTGGCCTGCTGCTGATGACGCATACACGCCGCCGCCAAACTCATTCCACCACATCGCCTTGCTATCAGCATCATCGCGAAGCTCCATAGGCCACATGGATTGATACGTACGAGACTTTATTATTCCTCGCGCTGTAGATGAGTTAAGAAGAGCAAGGTTGTGCGAATACGACAGATGCATGAACCTGGCACGCCTATTTAGCGCTAGTCCTCTCCCCATCATATTGATGGTCGCCAGTTCTGTTTTTGTATAGCCGGGAGGGACGTTAATAATCAGACGCTGAATCTCGCCATCGATCACACGATCCAGTGTCTCCTGGATTACCTTGTGATGTGGTGCGACGATCATCTTGCCGCCGGTTCTCTGCTTGAAGAAGTAGCGGGAGAAATACATCCCATCCTCTTCACACTCTATCTTGCGGGCATAATTCCGCTGCTCAACAGTCGTCATCCTCCAACATCTCCCGCCGAGCCTGCTTGTATTCTTCTTTCGTCAACGTGGCCGACTCGATGGGGCCGCCGTCTTTACCTGTGTGCTCTACCTTCTGTCGATTCGTATACGCATCGCCGCACTCTTTAGCGGCCTGCTCGACGATCTGAGCGGCCAATGCGTAGTTCTTCATGGTTTCGGTTCGCGTCGCCATGCGATCAAGAACGCGCAGCCGGTAGGCCTTGTTGGCGATCGGAATATCTGAGATTTCCGTCTTGAATCGCTCCCGCGTCGTGTGGAACAGGTCTACCCACTTCTTAGCCAGCGACTTGCCGCTAACCTTTGTCGGGTCGTGAGATTCAACCTGCTGACGCGTGATTTTTAGCCCATACTCTTTTTGGACAGACTCCACCACCAACGTAGGGGTGTCAAAGCACGCAAGCGACTGAATGATGAAGGCTTTTACATCTGGTTTTAATGCAGCCATAAATCACCATCCGTCCAATACAGTCCAATATTTACGCCAGCCTCAACATGCAGTTACCGCACGCCCTGGCAATGTTTAGTTGTGCCACCTCCGCAGGCCTGTTGGCCGCATCAACCAGTTCCTGAACTTCCACGCTGGCGCCATACCGACGAACTACGCCAACAAACTCTTCAACGTCGTGGCCGCGCAGCTTCAGCACCGGCTGGCCTTCCTTGTTGAATTTCGGTGCGCCGAAATCGTCTGTTGCCTGCGCGATGTGGTAAAGCTCATGCTCGACCAGGGCGCAAAACTCAGCATCAGAACACTGTGAGCAGTAGTCGGCAGCCAGCGTGATGATGAATTTCGGAACTTCACCGAACCACTCATGCATCTGTTGTTCCATCCTGGCTTTCTGCCAGCCGCCGGCGCGCATCGCCACCTCTTCAGCCTGGCCGAGCACATGGCGCCCTTTCTTCTCAAACGCGGACGATGCCCACATAAATCGCAGATCGGCGTCTGCAAGGTGTCCGTGGTCAGGGTTAAACAGGCTGCCGGTATCTTCGATGATTTGACGCTGCATCCACTCCTGTACCTCGTTCGCAGGAACCAGGCCGATGTATGGCGTTAGCTGATGGTCTTCGATAAACCTTAGCGGCGGGTATGGGCGCCTCTCATGGCTCTCATCCTGTGCTGTTTTAGCCATGATTTTCTCCCAATAAAAAACCCGCCGAGGCGGGTTCTGTCATTTCTTGCCGTTGGCCTCAGCCATCTGCTGGTATCGCGGGTCGTTTGGACCTGGGAATTTGTGGCTCTGGCTGCGGTAATGCTGCAGACGTTCGCGGAAAAGCTCTCGAAGGTGCTCAGGCTGCTCCGCCTCCACCTGCGCCGGTACGATCGGCATGTTCATGCGTTCTTTGTACGCCACACCTGACGCCGCAAGGTCTACGTTCACCTTGTCCATTTCTTCTTTTGGCAGATTGCCGAGATTGTATGACATGAAATCCTCCTATTCGTGAGGATTATACATCAATACAGTGACACCTTAGAATGGTGCTCTATAATGCGGTAGACCATAAGTAATTCAAGGGAGAAATAAATGGACCCACAAATTTTCCATAGTATTTTTGATAATGATAGAATTGTCACCTCAATGATCAAGGTGTCTGAAAGTGAAGACGACTTGGGATTCTTGCTTCGCCTTCACTTGATCTCAGAAGCATACCTTGAAGCACTGATTAGCAGCGCATTGCGCAAAATTGATTTGTTTTCCGATGAATCGAAAGATGGTATCAACTTAAAACTTGGTTTCCCAGCAAAGAATACCCTGGCACTTAAGTTAGGCATGCCATTAGCTGCTTATAAGGCTTTTTCGGCCATTAATAGCCATCGCAATAAGGCAGCGCATCAGTTAAATCGTGAGATAATAGATAGAGAATTAATAAGCAAAATATATAATTTGGTTGACTCAATTGGTTCTTACGAAAAAGATGAATTAACCAAACATGGAGCAATATTCTACAATGACGATGGCTCATTGCGTAAAAAATATACTTTCACTGAAGATGAAACACCTAATCGCATAAAATTATTGATCCTCACAAGCGCCCTTTATACGCGTGTCGGTGTTGAAATCGGTGTCTTGCGCAAGTAGTAATAGATACTATCTATTATTCATGTCACGCCAGTTTCGTAGCATTTCTATTTGAACAGCACAGATCGATAACGCCGTTTGCAACGCCAGCGCATGACTGCCAATGTCGCCCCAGGTATCACCCTGCAGTTTTGGTTGCTCGCAGGGGGTGAACACCGATTCAGGGGGAAGCAGCACGATCGGCGCCGGCGGCTGCGGTGTCCGTTCCGTGCAGGAGGCCAAGAACAGCACCAGGAGCAGTGCGGCGGGCGCACTCGTCATTTTTAATGGCATCCTGATATTTCCTCTGGTAGTTTTCGCCCTGCTGGCGCAGCTGCTGCTCTCTCCGTTGCTGTTCGGCCATCATTGCACGATTACGGGCGTCATCCGCGCGCAATGTGGTGATCAGTCCTGCCTGCTGCGCCAGCGTCTTCTGCTGTTCAGCAGCCTGCTGGCGTGCCAACTGCAACCGGTGCGACAACAGCGAGCTGTAACCGCCAAGAAAGATAGCCACCAGCAACAGAAGCACCAGGCTTCCGTCGGCGATCTTGCTCATCCAGCCTTTCATGATTGGCCCCAGGTGCAGACGGTGTTTTCGACTTCACGCCGGGTGATCAGCCCTTTCCACTCTTTGCCGCCGGCATACTTCCAACGCTTCAGTTCACCGCACGCACCGGCCGGGTCGCCGGCATTCAATTTTTTCAGCATCGTGGAGCCGATGAACGCATACGGGCCGACGTTGTACGAGAACGAGTAAATAGCGGCGCGCTGGGTTTCCGTGGTTTTCACCTTGATCGCAGGATCGACAATCCGTGCAACTTTCTGCAGGTCAGATTTCAACAGCGCATCGCATTCTGCGTCGCTGTATCGCTTGCCGAGGATAATATCGGCACCGGTATGTCCATCGCAGACCGTCAGAACGCCGACAACGTCGCGATAGGCCACATACCGCCGCCCCTCTAACCCATCGTGGCCGCCGAGCATTGCAGTGGCGATCGCAATCGCCCCGCCGCCACCGGTTATGGCAGCGACGATTTTATTTCTCAAATGTGAGTTCATGGCTTCACTCGCTCATCGCTTTATAAGCTGCTTTTGCACGCTCTTTGTCATAACCGACGGCTGTGAGTTTGTTGACCAATTTGCGTTTGTAATACCAGTTCACCCCCGCCGTAAAAACGGCAACGAGGATCCCCACTAATACAGCCCAATCTTGCAATGTCATGGCGCCAGCTGCGGCCAACAGTGAAGCAACCCAGTACGAGAGCTGGGAGCTGTATTTGTCCATCTTCATACCTCCCCCTTCCGGGGATCTGTCCCGGTACCGGGTGATAGGAATGGTTTAGCCTCCCGCCTAGTCACTCAAGATCAGGATATGTTTGCAGTGTGATTGACTGATTTAGCAAGGAGGCGAAAACGAAAAGCCCCAGCAATTAGGCTGAGGCTTGGCAGGGTGTCGTGGCGGCCGGTGCTTATCTTCGGCTTGTCTCGGAGGACTGCAATTCACCACAACGAAAAGAGTACTATTGCTGTGCCGATCGCCCGTTAAAGGACTCAAGCACTCTTTCCGTTGCGCTCCGATTAGTGCAGCATCCCATCGAGGGAGGTACTCACATAATCCGGGGGGGATTAGATAACGAGTATCAAGTGAGTACCTCCGTCTGATGAGTAGCATTCATCAGAAACATGACAACATTATCATTCTATTCAATCACATACTTGTATTTATGAACACCCGTAAGATTGTCTAAAAACATACTGGAATTACGTTATCTACTCGGTATAACGCCGAATTACAGAATTTTCTTACTTTTTGGGAAATCGGCTTGCCCGCTTAAAAGCATTGTTGTAGTGTCGCCAAAAGACGACACACACAGCACCTCATCGTCTACACAAAAATCATGTAGCAATCATCCTTTCAACCCGCCGCTGTGCGGGTTTTTTTCTGAGGTTTGTCCTAAAAGGATGCATTACTTCCTCGTAAAACTTGCCCCCACTTCGGAATAGTCCTAAGTTGAAAATGTCATATAGAGTTAGCAATCTCTTATATGGACTTTGTAACACTTGAAACACCAGAATGGCTTCTCTAGCCCGCACACGCGGGCATCTTACCCAGATTAGCCCTGGCGATTAGAAGAAACATCGAACCGACAGAGTTCGCAGCAATACCAATACATTAATCGGGGATAATGATATGAAAAAAGACTTAGCAGCAGCTGTCGCTATTGGCAGCGTCATCTTGTTCGCCTTACTGGTTGGTTCTCCGTCAATCATGGTTTCTCTGATGCCCTAAAAGAGCACCAGTTAGGGATCTTTTGTTTTCAGCGTACACAGGGCATAGTCAGCAGCCGAAAAGAAAGAGACGATCAGGTTATTGCGAAGACGGGGCACAAGATACGAAAATCCCTTTTTACACCTGGATAAAAATGCATAAACCCGCGCAAGGCGGGTTTATTTTGCGAACTTCTCTGCTTCATCCAGGGTTTCCACATGGCTCACACCAAGCCATATGGTTGTAAGCAAACCAACTACATACCCGGAAGCTTTACTATTAAGCACCTTATTAATTAGCGTCAACATTTTACACCTCACAGTAGCTATATGGTCAGGTTACTCTCAAAGGAAATACTAAAGTACTAAATTTGAGGTTCTTTACACAGACTCACAAAAGCGAGGTCTTGAAAGTTGATAAGCTACGTCACTGCGTAACCACTCTTATCACAATAGCCAGTAAAATTCGTAACGAAAAGAAAAATTTTCTGTGCTGGATAAGGCTTAAGATTTCTTTTCACTCAAATCTAAAATGACACCATCATGAATCTAACCCATATCTGACGTTTCACTTCAGCGTAGTTACCACAATCACTGAAGTAAGTTCATTCAGTAACTGGATTTTTCCTTTGATCACGTACTGTAAGGAATATATGAAGTAATCCCATCGCCCCATGTGCAAAGAAATAAGTCTCAATAAACACAGTAAGAAACTTATGAAAATGAAGCACATCCCGAACCAATACCGATGATGCCCCAAGATTTGCGTTTAGCACAAACCAGAGTCCACCGCATAACGCTACTCCCAACAAGGCCAGAACTCCAAGCCCTTGAATCAATGCAGCTATACCGCCAGCGTGCGCCTCTGGAAGGCGAAGTGAAAAGAGTGTTTTTATATCCTCCGTAATGCCACGAAAATCGAGCGCAAGCCAAGAGTAATAGTAGCGGAACCCACGGTTAACCAACATCCAGACGAGCATGACAAAACCGAGTACGATAAGCGCAAATCCTGAGATGACATGAATCCACGTCACAATTCCGACTACAGTAGGGTCACCTAAAGAGCTACTCTCAGTAAGATTTGAATTAATGATCTGCAATAAAATTAGAAACGCAACGATGATATGCAAAACGCGAAAAAAAGGTGTGTCTTTATGCGGAAGTGCATTACGCAGCTGTTCGTTCATCATATTACCACTCAGTTTACAGGGACAATGTCTCATGAGTATGGTACAAATTAATTAACAAAACCTTAAGTCGTGACGTTTTTCTTCTCGGAGCGAACGATCTATTCCAAAAGATTCTCGCGAGCTCTAACTAAGGTAAAGCTACTGCAGTTTCGAACAATGCTGACGACGCAGCATTGTCGAGCCAAACCAAGGAAACGATCAGTTCAAGCTTGAGTTGATGCAGACAGTTTATGCGTCCAGGCGTCCATCTCAAGTGATGCGCCAGTCATCGCCAGACAGCCTTCAATAAAGCTTTCCGCCATCATCAGTTTCTGCCGCACACTGCCCTCAGAAATCTTCCAACGACGAGCTATGGCTGACTTGGAAACCCCATAGCAATAATGCAGCATGATGACGCCAAGCTCTCTCTCATCGCGAACTTTCTTCAACCTTCCGACAGCACCATCGATGATCAGTCCGTCATTATCGCAGCATGAGGGCTTGCTCTTACGGGTATCCGGGAGCAGTCCTTTAAAACCGGCTGCAATTGGAGAGTAGTCCACTCCGCTGTTGTCCTGCGCCCACTGCCCCCAGCGTTCTAAAACCATCTGTATATCGCGCATTATAATTTTCCTTCCTTTCTCAAAATTTCTTGAGTGCGCATGACGCCTTCGGCGTGCATAAGCCGGGCGTCGTTCGCGTCGATAAGCCGTGTGCGACGGTCTACTTCATCGTGACAGGCGCTGCAGGCCCAAGCGGCCTGTGTGTCGTCTGGTTTTATTGCCGTGCCACAGGTTCCGGCCAACCGGTAATGCGCCAACACAGTGGTTTCTGGGTTGAAATTGCATACGCCGGGGATTCGCACCTGGCATTCTCGACCGCGAGCCTCTTTGGTTAATTTGCTCATGACGTGTACCCCATCAGCTGGGCGGCAGCGTTTTCTGCAGACTGTTGATCGGGGAAAGTGCGAAACAGGATGTAGTTCCAGAGCACATCAAGGACGGCTTTATAAAACTCGCCAAATTCGATGTCGTCCATTTTTGCGAACGAGATCGACTTTGGCTCATTACGAGTGGTTCCGTCAGGCATGATGAATTTTGTGGAGAAGCCCGCCTGAATAGTTACCCATGCCCGGAAAGCTTCGAATGACTTTGCGGCGCTAATATTCCCGGCTCTCTTTTCTGCTACATCCGCAAGATATTCATCGGCAGCGTCCTGCAACGCATCTTCACCGCCGGCGTAATATGCGAGGAATTTCACGTAACCGGTAACAAGCTCTTTGTCGGTCGGCGATATGGCACCACCGGACGGCTGCCAGTAGTCGAAGCCGAGATTCAGCAACGAGAACAGTTTGCGGTGAAAAGCCGGGTTTCTTGCCTGTTTGAAATCGGCGTATAAAACAGAGCCGACTTTTTTGGATCGCAGAAAATCCCTGGCATCCCTGGTGGCGGGTACCAACAGATCACCTGCTGCTTTGATGTACGAATACTGCGCCATTGAATGTTCTCCAGTAGCGCAGCAGTTGCTCAGAATTCGAACGGGCTGGGTGTTCAGTCCAGCCCGTTAATTATAGCGCGTTTCCATCAGGTCTTACAACCGAATAACCTGCGGATTTTGCCAAATCAATCAACGCGTTAAGTGATGCTATGTGCTCATTGTCCTTAACGACGCGAATGCCGGTTATTACTCCATTTTCGCAGGAGATAACCATTCTTCCGCTGTCCGGCAATGATTTAACTAAATCTTTAATATCAATCAATTAACTGTCTCTTTATTATGTACCGCAAGTATATTGCATCAAAATGCTGTACAAATAAACAGTTGTTATTTTTGTGCGAAGTGTCAAACAAAAACCCAAAGAACGAAAAAGTGCTTTGGGCTACAGATCATTCAAATAACGAATTGTCTTTACAACTTATTTAGGCTCTCTAGTTGCAATGGCGCATACTGCCATCATGGCTTCTAGAGTATACCTCTTGTAAAATTTGACAAATCCCTTGTAGAATACAAATGCCATGATAACAGAGGTAAAGATTGGAATAAATCCTATTCCAACACCCATCCCGAATTTAAGCAAGATCAACGTCCAAAAAACAATAACAAATATCATAGCAATATTTCGTGTAAAACCATACAGCGCAACGTAATTTTGCAATTTGGACGCATGCGCTTCAGAGTTCTCGAATGCGTAATGGTATATTAACCTGAAGCTATCTCCGTCAACCCCTGTTCTATCATCCATACTAGAGGTGTCCATCTTGAATTTCTCTTTCAATATCTCACGACATAAATCAAAAACGACAGGCCCAAGCCTTTGATCCATTTTTTTATTCTGTCTGAATTTCCAATGTGTAACAATGTCTGGGATGGATATAGGTAATATTGTAACCCAAAGTATAGCTCTACCTATCACTGACCAAAAATCAGCCTTATGGAAGTACCCATTCCCCTTTCCTGAAATCAGATATTGAGATGGAAACCCATTATTGCAGTTAGAGTATTTCTCAACCATGAAAGATGACACCAGGGCTAAGAAATGACCAAGCACATATGATAATATAACTAATGGCAAGAAGTTTAATAATTCACCAAGTGAATTATTGTTTTGGGAAAGATATCCCCTAGCCTCGGTAGCTATACCCCAGTGATAATGCTCCCCTCCGAAATAGAGTATGTATAAAAATAAGGCGCCAGGTATCAGGTACCCAAGGAAGTCGTAAAATGAAAATGGATTTTGTTTCATGGCTATCTCACATAAGTAATTCAGAATACAAAATAGCCACATTAATAAAATTTGCAAATTTAAAAATTAATCATTTAAATTTTGCTTTATGCGGCAATCCTCCAAACGCAATACTGCGGCATATTCGCCCGCACCAGCGCCTCAGCAAATGGCGGCGGCACAGAGTTACCACAACGCGCAACCTGTTCCGATTTAGGCCAGCGGGTGCCGTCTATATCCTGATCGATGATGTAGCTGCGCGGGAAGCCGTTGGCGTTATACAGCTCTCGCGGTTCCAGCATGCGCATACAGATATCGACCACCATGTATTCGCCGACCTGGATAAACTGCGGGCGTGGCGCCGGGAACAAGTGGCTGTCGTCCGGATCGTCGCTGAATTCGTCCATCAACCGCGCGCAGCACCATGCGTTATAACGCTGGTCGTCGGTGATCAGCGTTGGCTCGCATTTCACCTCAGTGAGGCCGAACCGATCATGCGTCGGCACTGTGTGCATCGGTGCGTCGACGTCGATCCCGTCTTTCTCGTTGCCGTAGTATTTCTGCAGGTACGCAGTCACGTGGCCAATATGATTGCCGCCAGCGGTGAGCGTTGGCGCTGGCGCATTCGTCGGCCGCCCGTCTTTGCATGTTCCACGTAGCTGCACCAGGTGCGACGTACAAAGTGAGTGGTGATCGACCTGCGTCACCGTGTGCATTGGCTCGTCCATTCCCAGCCCGGCGCCGGTGTAGTTCCCGCCGTAGTGCTTGATCAAATGGGCTGCTGCCACTGCGGTATGCGATTCCGTCGGGATGGTCGCCGTTGGCGCGCCGATGCTGCGCGGCTTGCCGGAATATGTCGGGCCGCCAGCCCCCACCAGCACCGCACTGGCCAGCTGCGTTTTGCCACCGCCGCCAGGCATGATCGTGCCCACCGGCGCATCGGCGCACTGGCCGCTACTGTTCCCAAACTGACGCACAACCACCGGAGACGCCACGGCGAAACCATGGGTTTGCGTGACCGTCTGCAGCGGCAGGCGGCCAGACTGACCCCGGAAACAATCGTATTTGGTTCGGTTTGAGGTGTGATTGCACTTCACGGCGAACGGCTCGATCAGCAGGTGCTCGGCTTTGCTTGTGACCGTTGTGAGAGGTGCGCCGGTAGCATACTGCCGACCGTCTCCACCGAACCCTGTTTGCCCGATTTGAACGATGTACGGATCCGGACAGTCGATAACGTAGCGCCTCAACCCCTTCACAATGCGGCGCAGCGTGTTGTCCGCCAGCGGCTTTTTGCGGCCCATGATGCTGCGTGTGGGGATTGACCAGTCGATGCACTCGGCGGCGGTGCGGTACGGCTGCAGCTGCCCCGCCAGCACCTCGGCGCTGTCCGGCGCCCCATGGGACGGATCCGGCCACACAACGGCCTCACCGTCGCAACGGCTGACAACAAACAGACGTTTGCGGATAGTCGGAGCGCCGTAATCGCAAGCGCGCAGCTCTTTGTGATCGACGTTATAGCCCAACCCGGCCACCAGGCGGCGGGCTTCATCGCTGCCGATACCGATGCGAAGAAATTCGCATGCCTCGGCCAGTGCCGGACAATCTGGCGATACGCCGCTGCTCAGCATGCCGATAAACGCCTTGAAGGTTTCACCGGTGTACGCCGGATCCGGGAACAGATTGCCTTTTTTGTCGGCTTTAAGCGGCCCCCAAGAGCGGAATTCTTCGACGTTCTCCAGCATCAGGTAACGCGGCCGCACAGCCAGCGCCCAGCGCAATACCACCCAGGCCAGCCCCCGGATCTCTTTCTTCACTGGTGTGCCGCCCTTCGCTTTCGAAAAATGGCGGCAGTCCGGCGAGAACCAACCCAGCAGCACCGGCAGGCCGCCGGTGGAAATCTTCGGATCAACGCTGAAAATGTCTTCCGGGTAGTGCAGCGTGCGCGGGTGATTCACGGCGTGCATAGCCATGGCTACCGGGTTGTGATTCATCGCGATGTGCGGCTCAAAGCCCAGCGCCTGCTTGATGCCCTCACAGCTGCCGCCGCCGCCAGCAAACCCGACTACCACAAGCCCATTTTCCACATCAGGACGGAAATCAACGATCTGTTTCTGGCGCGCCCAGGCATGCGCCGTTTTCTGGATTTCCTGCGGACTGACGCGGTTGAGGAACATCTGATTAATTTTCTGCAGGACGCCCTGCTGTTCTTCGCCGCTCAACGCGTGAACTGGCAGCACGGACGATGCGCACTGCTGAACCTCTGTTGGCCAAATACTCATGCCTCTTTTCCCTCTCTGCGATCACGCCAGTAATTCAGGCGTGCTCTGAAATGTTCCCGGTATTGCTCCGGCGCCTCTTCAATCGCCACCAGCACCTTGGTGCGGGTGATCTTCCTCGCGAATAAATCGCGGATCAGGCCGCACGCGCGCAGGTCGAACTGCTCTAAATCGCGTTGTTCCTGCGTCCAGGCGCCTCGATTGAATGGCAGGCCGGGTGGTAGATAGTCCGATTGCCCGGCCATGGTTTATGCCCTCGATTCGGCCGCCAGACGGCGCATGACGTCTTTTTCGCGTGGGGGCAACCCACTTGCCACGCTTTTTTGTATCTCGCGACGTACGGCCGTTATAGGCTTCAGGATGTGCAGCACCCGATCGAGTGGCATGCGGAGCATCAGCGCGATGCTTTCGGGAGAGCGCCCTAGGCGCTGCAGCTCGTAGATACCTGTCATCACCCGGCGGCCGTAGCTGATACGGTCACCGATTTTGACAATCGGGCCGGATTCGGCTGCCGGCCGGGCGACGCGTTGGGGTTTTGGCGGTGGGCAGTACGGCGCGCGGGAACGGGCGCGGGCCGCCTGGTTGATTCTGTCCATAATGGCCGGCAGGTGGTCGCAGCCGTCATCCATCACAAACCGCTTGTCGCGGATCATTTCGTTGATAGTGCTCATGGTCTTTCCTCGTTTTGGTCGTTCAAGCGCTGGTCAGGCGCCGGTTAAAAACTCTTTGTCGCTTCGTTCTTGTCGGCGTAGCGCCGCTCTCTCACTTGCCCGGTTTGCGCCCGGCGCGCGGCCTCCTCGTCGGTTATGTCTCGGATATATCCGTTTTCCAGCAGCGCATACGCGGTGCCAGTAGCGCCCTCGCGGTTCAGGCGCAAAATCACTTCCATCAGTTGCGGATCGGCGCCTTTGGTGTACACGGCGTCACGGTACAGGCCGATCCACACGTCGCAATCCTGCTCGATCTGGCCAGTGTCTTTACTGTCGCTCGGCACCGGGCGCTTGTCGGCGCGGTCTTCGAGTTTGCGGTTCAGCTGGGTCAGCAGCAGCACCGGGCAATCCAATTCTTTGGCCAGATTTTTAAGGCCTGTGGTGATATCGCCATACGCAATATCGCGGCGCTCAGCCTCCTCGGCTTTCATCAGGGTCAGGTAGTCGATCGCCACCAGTCCCACCGTGCCGCGCTGGCGCTTCACTTTGCGGCACTCCGCCACGATGTGCGCAAGCGTCACGCCCGGCGTACTGTCGATCATCAGATTTGACTCGGCCAGCTCGGTGGCTTTGGCCATGGCGCGCGCCATATCGCTGTCGTCGTGGGCGCCAACGTAGAAAATCTCTGATTTCACGCGGGCTTCCTGTGCGACCATTCGCTCGATGATCCCCCGGTCGGTCATTTCCAGGCTGAAAACTAGCGTCGGTAGTCGGTGGTTCAACGCAAAGTGCGCGCTGATTTTGTTGTAGAGCGCGGTTTTGCCCATTTTTGGGCGGGCACCCACCACAACCAGCGCGCCACGCAGCACCTGTTTCGGGTACATCAGCCGGTCGAGACTCTCGATCCCCAACGTCAGGCCGGCGGCGCTGTCCGGGTCTTGGAACCGGCGATCCATCTCGTCCACCCATTCGCCGATCACTTCCCCCGCAGCACGCAGGCCGCCGCGTTTGCCGGTTCTCGCATGGTCGGATACGGCGGTGATCATCTGCTGCACGCTGGCCAGCTTGTTCGCCGCGTCCATGCCGTTGTTGGCGCCCACCAGCTCAACGCAGGCGTAAAGCTTCTCCAGCGCATAGCGGAGAACCGCTTTCTCACGCACGGCGTGCGCATAGCTGACCATCGCTGGAACGCTGGAATTACGGCCGGTTTCCGCCAGGTACGCGAACCCACCTACCTGCTCCAGTACGCCCTTGCTCTCGAGCGAATCGCTCAGGGTGATCAGGTCAGTCGGTCGGCTGGCGTTCACCAGTGTGCGCAGCTCGGTGAAAATTATCCGGTGTGCCGCCAGGTAGAACGATTCCGGCTTCAGCATGCCGAACACTGCCGCCGCCCTGTCGTGCTCCGTGTTGTGCATCAGGCTGCCGAGAATGGCCTGCTCAAGGTCGATGTTGTACGGCGCGGCCGGCAGGTTATCGATCATCGGCGCGGCCCTCTTTCACGGCGACATAGCAGCGCTCAGTGATCAGGTAGTCGAAGTTTTTACGGCGCCACTGACCGCCGCGGCCGTTCGGCCGGTCTTCCAGCATCCACCGGCAGTTCTCGGCGATAAACTGCAGGTATGCCTGCCAGCGGGTTTCGTTGAACTTGAATTTCTTCCAGAAGTTACGCAGCGTGCGCTTACGGGTATCCGTCAGGATCTGCACCGTCGCCATTTCCGGCAGCGTAGCGTGATAGGCTTCGAGGATTTTTTGATAATCCATCCGATCGGCCTGCGGCTGTTCAGGGTGATCAGCGCCAGCTGATCCACCATCAGTAATCTCTGTAGTATTCTCTGTTGTATTCTCTTGTAACATTTGGTCATTTTGACCAGATGAGAACTGGTCATTCTGACCACATGCCATTTGGTCATTTTGACCAGATGCATTTACGCAACTTAGCTTTTCCAATTGGTCATAATTTATCGCGTACCACTTGGTGCGGGTGTACGGATCATTCAGCAATTCGCGGTGCAGTTTCGCCGACAAAATAAGCCCTGCAGATTCCAGACTGGCCAGCGTGCGCTTGATGGTGCTGTCAGACCAAAAGACTAATTCTTCTGACCACTCAGCCGCTGTTCTGTAAAACCAGACGCGTCCGCCGTGCCGGTGTTCAGAACGGCTTAACCAGTAGTGGATCTGCTGCAGCAAGATAGCTTCATTCAGCCCAATCTTGGCCGCTAGAGACGGCATAACCAGCAGCGGCGGCTCGTTTATCAGAAGCTTGGAAGTGTTCATCGTCAGATCCCCAGCGCGTCCGCTATCTGTCGGCACGCGTCCTGGTACTGCTCCGGCGATAAATTGAGTTGGCGCAGCGCGGCCTTGCTCTGCTCGTATTGTTCCCAGACCGACAGCGCAGCAGCGCGCCGACCTTCAAAAATTGGCTCGATCTCTTCCCGGTGCGCTGGCGCGCCGTTCAGCTTGTAGCCGTTCCGCCAGGTGATGCGGTCGATTGAATTGAGCATTGGTCTTTCCTCGGTACAAAGTTTTACGCGGCGCTGGTCAGGCGCTGGGTTTCCTGCAGGGCGACAAGTGCGCCGGCAATGCGCTGCGGCGTGTCACATGCGCCAAGCAGGATTGCGATAATTGCGGCGGCAAATTCACGGATGGCCACCGAAAGCAAATACTGTTGAGTCGGGCCAGCCAGCCGGGCACGCCGTTCCGCCGGCAGCGCTGCGAGCATGGCGTCGGCCAGCTCCCGAACTTTCTCACGCGCAGCTTTCGACTCGCTGCGCATGTGGCGAAATATCGCCTGCCGGTTGGTGTTGATCGCTCGCCAGTCGGCGGCGCCGGTTTCATCCTCGATCGGATACAGCCGAACCCGGTCACCGCCTGCGCCAAGCTGGAACCATGCGCGGGTGATCTCGATGGCAACGTGTTCCTGCCCCTGCTCCGCCGCCCAGCCCACGATCTCATTTTTCAGTTTCTCGATGTTTTCCACTTCGCGTCTCCTGTCGCTCGAAAACCAATTTTGCTTAATCGGATTTCGGTGGGGTTGGTTGTTAAGCTGCACCCTTGTTGACACCATCGCGGTTTTGATAAAGCGCGGGATCGTATTTCAGGGCACCGTTAGTAATACGTTCAAGACGAGCGGCACGCCCTTCGGGAACAAGCTCGCCCCATGCGTAAACAGTTGGTTTTTTTACGCCGGCCGCAGCAGCCAGCCCTGCTTTAGTTTTGAAGAATGCGATTGCATCTGCGGTATACATACGGACACCTCTTGTTAGATTTGTCTAACAAGCTAGATGTTCAGGATAACGAAGTCAAGAAAATTTAGAATAATCTAACTATGACATTACCCGGCGAGCGCATTCGTGCGCGAAGAAAAGAACTGAAACTCACCCAGCGCGCTCTTGCAAAGAACGTGCAGGTTGCCCACGTCACGATCTCGCAATGGGAAACGGGTGATAGTGAGCCAGGAGGGAAAAATCTATTCGCCCTCAGCAAGGCTTTACAATGCTCACCTACGTGGATTCTTTACGGAGATGAGAATCAGCAGCCAGGCGATCCGGTTGAGTTGCCGCGTAAACTCGATGAACGTGAAACTGAACTGCTGGATTTGTTTAAGGCATTACCAGAGTCTGAGAAAGAAGCCCACCTAGCCTCTCTTCGGGAAAAGGTCGATGGTCTGAACCGACTGTTTGAAGAGTTGCTTCAAGCCAGAAAATCCCTGTAAAAATTAACCCAATGTTTTCATGACGTTGGGCTTTTTATCGCTCATTTTGTTCGTTTTATCTAATTTTATATTGACCTTAAAGTTAGAATTATCTAAATTAATCTCCATCAACAGCGCACTAACCCTGCAGCGGTTGTTCAGAAATGTTCCGCCAGCCGGGCGATACGCGGCAAAGAATTTAAACGTGGTGGTCGTAACTTCGGGGCGTTGTTCTCGGCCACCACAACCCGAAAGACATTGCTGTGTGTAGTCTTTCGCCCCGCGCGCCGGGGCAATTTTTTCACCCAGCAAATTGAGGAAAGACCAGCGGCCTGACCAGCCTGACAGCCGGGAAAGACCGGCAACCACCAGACGTAAAAAAACCCGCCGAAGCGGGTTCTTTTACCCCGGCGCCGACCAAAGCAACCGGGAATGATACAGGGGACCAACCCTGTATCGAGGAAAGACCAATAACCCATGGAGCTACTGATCAGCTCCGATTATATCAGGAGTCGCTATGAAAGCACTACAGATACCCGTCACGCTGTTTATCCACGCGAACGTTAGCCAGTACACCCAAGAGAAAATCTCCGTGTTCACAATGGATATGTCTCAGTACCCGGAATACGTGCTGCTGGAAACCCGCACAATCCACATCGACGTTAACCAGCCTGAACCGATCGACATCATCGGGAAACAGGTTGAAGCGTTGCAGCTGGAAAAAGCCCGTCTGGCCGACGCCACTTACAAACGCATTGCCGAGATCGACGATCAGGTGCAGCAGCTGCTTTGCATTGAGCACTGCCCTGTCGACGCCGACGAACTCCCGTACTGAGGGCGTGGCCATGGATATCGAAATGGATAACCTGAAATCAGAGCTGGTGCTGTGGTATGGAGTCGATCCAGCAAGCCAACGCGATCAGTTCGAAGCCGCGGCGACGCACGGCTATTCCGACGAGGCGATCGAGGTTTTCACCTACATCGACGGCAACGCCGCCGACACCCGCGACCGCTTGCTAATGGCCGTAATGATGGCGACGTCTGACACCCTGCAGCAGCGCCAACGTGAGCTTTACAGCTGGTATTGCGACAACGTGAAAGCCGTAGCGCGCGAGAAGTTTTAACCCACCCCGGCGCCTGACCAGCGCCGTTTTTAAACAGAGGAAAGACCAAAAATGCCTATCTACATTTCACTTTTTGAGCCGAAGAAAAAGGCCCAGGTTAACGGCGCCGTACCGCTGGTGATCGCGTTGGAAGCTCCAAACAAGCGCGCGGCCGAAAGCATCGCCACCGGCAAACTGTACGAATCCTACCCGGAGGGCGGCGACAACTTCTTCAATCCGAAAACTGTCGAAGACCAAACCGGCCACCCTCGCCCGGCTGTCGGTCAGTTCGATGAAAAGTTTGCTGTTGAGAACGTGTTCGACGGCAACGCGTGGACGCCAAAAGAGCCAGAGCCGGAATTGCCGGTCGGGCCTATCGACCTGATGGCGCAACCTGCCAACGTTCGGATCGCCGCCGTTGTGATGTACGGTGATGCTGAGATCGATAATAGCCAGTTATCGCTGGTTGTGGATTTGCTCAATGACGAGGAAACGCCAGATGATACCGGCATGCGCGCGGTGATCGACGGGCTAGTATCGGTTCCCGCTGTCGGCGCCATGTACCCCGCATCCGTCTATAAATTGGTTTCAGCGCTGTTCCAAAACACTACTGCCATGCCGACCGAAGAAGCCACCACCGCATTCGCGCAGGCCTGGGTCGACAAGCCTGACGATCGCGAAAACCTCACGCAGAACACCACCAGCACCAGCACCAGCACCAGCACCAGCACCAGCACCAGCACCAGCACCAGCACCAGCACCGACAATACCGGCGGCGCGGCTGACTACAACACCCTGAGCATGCACACTGCGTTATCGATCATGGGCGTTAATCCTGCAGAGGCGAAAGCGGCCGACGTGAAGAACGCCAAAGAGATTATCGCCAACCGCGATAACGCCTGGCGCGCGTGGGACAAAACGCTGCGGGTGATCGTCGGCATTCTCAACGTCGAAACCGACGTGCGCCACGGCATAATTTCCGCCGGTCTGAAAAACCTCAAGCTGATCAGTGACGACGGAGAACGCCTGCACTTTGTGAAATCCCGTCTTGCTGGTCACCCTGCATGTCCAGAGCTGGAATGCTACGGCAAGAACCCACCTCCGTTAGCAGTGGAAAACCTTGGCGGCGGCCGCTTCTCTATCGAGGGCCTGATCGGCAGCGGTGAGCAGCAGCATGCGGATCCAGACACGGCGCAATCTGCCGCCTCAAATCAGGGTGAAAAAACAGAAGTGGCGCAGCAGCATGTTACCGACGCAGCGGCGGCGCAGGCCAAGCAGCAACTGGATCAGATGGGCTATAGCGTTTACGCCAACGCGCCAGAGGAGAAATCCCCGCAACTGCAGCAGGCGGAAGAAAACGCCGGCCGTGCCGAAGCGCTGGCGCAGCAGATGAAAGCCGACGATTTCCAGCAGCGCGCCGCGCAGGTTGAGCAAGTTATCGCTGAGCAATCGGCAGAGGATGGCGACAACCTCGGAATCTGGAACCGCGTTTATAAGACCGACGCCAAGTTTACCAAGGCATTCAGCAATAACGGTGGCGGCACATCGATCAACGGCACCTACATGGTGATGCAGGCCACCAAAGTATTCGGGCCGCAGGGTATTAACTGGGGTGTAGAAATCATCGAAGAACGTTTCGATAACGGCGCTCCAATAACGCGATCGGTGAAGCAGCAGGACGGGAGCTTTATTCAAGAGATCATTCCGAACGGCGCCGGCGGTTATCTGTGCGAAGTAAATCATACCGTGAAAATCCGCCTGTGGTACAAGCACAGCGGTAAGACTGGCGAGATAATCGCTTATGGCTGCACGCCATACGTTTACAAGAGCAAAAGCGGGACAATCAGCGACGGCGAAGCGCCGAAAAAATCTCTCACTGACGCAACCAAAAAAGCCCTGTCACAACTCGGCTTTTCCGCCGACGTGTTCCTCGGCCTGTACGACGATCTCACCTACCGGCAGGAGAACGATGCAGAATTCGCGCTCAAGAACGCCAGCGAGAAAGCCGAAGGCGTAACCCGTATGCGTGAAGAGCTGGACGAGCATCTGGCGAAAGTGGCCGAGACCCTCAAAGGCGCAGTTACGGCGAATGAAGCAACCAAGGTTCACAGTTCTATCGCCCGTGAGATTGAAGCCCATCGCAAGGCCGCCGACGGCAAAGGCGATAAAGAGTTTGCCCAATACCTGGCCGGCCGCCTGCGCCGCCTGACAGCCCTGAAAGATGAACGCATCGCCGCGCTGACCGAGGAGAAAGCATCATGAGCACTACCGCAATTGCACTGGCCGCTGATTATGCCAAGTTTCACGAACTGATCGAAGCCTCCGACGATCTGACGCCGGAGATGATCGCCGACACGCTGGAAGGTATCGAGGGGGCACTCGGCGACAAGCTGGACGCCGCTTTTATCCACGTTCGCAATATCGAGGGGCAAGCTGACACGCTGGCGGCAGAAATAAAACGCCTAACCGACCGTAAAAAGTCATTCGAGAATCGCGCCAAGTCGATACGCAAGTACGTGCTGGCGTGCCTGCTGGCCAGCGGTCAGGGCTCCATTAAAACCACGGTGAACACGTTCACGGCGCGCAAAGGCTCTGCTGGCGTAGTGGTCGACAATGCCGACCTGCTGCCAGATGAACTGGTGACGGTGCAAACGGTGGTGACGCCGGACAAGAAAGCCATCAAGGAAGCTATCGAGAACGGCGTGGAAGTCAAAGGCGCGCATATCGAAATCGGCGAGCCGTCGCTGCAGGTGCGGTGATCACCCGGCTCCGGCGACGGAGCCACTACTGAGGATTTCCCATGCTGAGAATGTACCTGGCCAAAGGCGATGCGGTGCACGTGACCTTCCCCGACGGCACCACCGGAATCATTGAGGCCGAGAGCCGTGGCGAGCTGGCTTTCCATTTCCCGCAATCTGTACGCCTGACGCGCGAGAAAGAGGCCTTTAAAAAACCGATTACGCCTAATCAGAAATAACCACCCCCGCCATGTTTGCATTGTTGGAAACCACACAACGGGGAACAGCAATGCAACCATGGCAACCAGGCGCCCGCCTACTCTCTGATTTCGATATCAAGATCGGCCGGCTATCTGCCAGCGTCAGAAAAGCGACGCTGAGCGATGACGATATCGCCCGGGCGAGTCGTGTGACCGACGACGCAATAGCCCAATTACTGAAGCTGAAACTGAGGAAAGACCATGTCCAACAAATTGATCCAGGGGAGTTGCAATAGTCATCTTCCAAACACAATCAACAACACTAGCCACGCCGTATTTTTGACCTTAGAGGAATGGTGCAATAGCACTTACCCTGGGAAAAAACCGTCATTGCAAACTCTTCAGCGCTGGGCTCGAAACGGCAATTTTTACCCGGCGGCTGAAAAACACGGGAAGCAATACAGGCTTGTACCTGGTGCCATATACATAGACCCAAGCGATCCTCGCTTAGGCAAAAAAATAAAAGAAGCTCGCAGCATCGAGCCAGCAAGAACAGCGTTTATGGAGAAAGTGATTAATGACTCGGCAAAGGGGGGAGTATGACATGAGACTGCCTAAAAACCTGACATTCCGCCGAAACCGGAACGCGTTCTACTGGCGCAATCCAGTCACCAAAAAGGAGATCTCTCTCGGTCAGATTTCGCGACGCGAGGCTATCGCCCAGGCGATTGAAGCCAACCACTATATCGAGCAAAATTACTCTCCCGTTCTGCTCCTGGAGAAAATCAAGGGCAGCCACGAATACACGCTAAACGCCTGGCTCGATCGGTACGATGTCCTATTCAAGCGGCGAGAACTGGCCGAGAACACATACAAAGTGCGCGCCGGCCAAATTGCAATTATCCGGGAACGCCTGGGCGACATGGTGCTGACAAAAATCACGACACGCCACATCGCCGAATTTCTCGAGTTTTGGATCGCCCAGAACAAAAAGACAATGGCCGCAACCATGCGATCGGTGCTGTCTGATATTTTCCGCGAGGCGATCGTGGAAGGTCACATCGAAAACAACCCTGTGACCCCTACCCGCGCGGCGAAAGCTGTCGTGATGCGCGAACGTCTGGAACTGAAGCAATACGGGCCGATTCGTGAGGCCGCGGAAACAATGCCGCCTTGGTTCTGCCTGGCGATGGATCTCGCTCTGGTCTCCGGCCAGCGCCGCGAGGATCTGACACAAATGCGCTTTAGCCATATCGTTGACGGACGCCTGCAGGTTGAACAAGGCAAGACAGGGGCTTTGCTCTCCCTCCCCCTTGATCTTGAACTGAAATGTATGGGCCTACGGCTTGGCGCCGTTATCGACCGATGCCGATTGGTCAGCACGACAGACTTCATGATCAGCGCCGGCATCAGGAAAAATAGCCCAGATGGTTCGATCCATCCCGACGGGCTAACGAAGAAATTTGTCGCCGCGCGGAAAGCATCAGGTTTGGAATTTCAGGAAAGCCCGCCGACGTTCCACGAGATCCGAAGCCTGTCCGGCCGCCTGTACGAAAAGCAGAACGACAAGGCATTTGCTCAAAAGCTGCTGGGACATACAACGGAAATGATGACGCTGAAATATCTCAAAACGAGGGGGAAAGAGTATGTGATGCTGTAAAAGACCGAATATCAAAATTCGGACATATTTCGGACATTTTCGGACAAACGAAAATAAATCCTTTAAAATCAACAACTCAAAAAAAGACCGAATACGATTCCTATATTCGGTCTAGGGAAATGGCTCTTGGGAGAGAGCCGTGCGCTAAAAGTTGGCATTTAATGCAGGGCTTGTTCAGCCGTGCACTTTAAGAGTAGCCTACCGCGCCAGTTTTGCCAGCCGCCCGGCGGCCGCGTGATAGTTTCGTGACGAAATAACTATGCGGCAAATGCGCATCAATCTGCGCGCGCTGGGCAAGGCGTTGGCAAACAAGCGGTTAGTCAGCGCACAGCTTCTCGGCGCGTTCGATAAACGGCGCCATGCTCATTTTCTTCCCCGGTTCAGCGGGATCGTCCAGCAGGATCACGTCCAGCGGCTGTGCGCGCTGATGGCCCTTCTTCACCTGCTGCTCCGCCGCGTCGTTGAGCGGGTATTGCATCAGGGTGCTGTTATTCAGCACGAACAGCGCGCCGCCGCTGCGGCACTGCAGCGTCACCTCTTCCTTGGTGAACGCCCACTGTTTGCCGTACTCCAGTTTGGTGATGTTAACCAGTTTGTCTGCCGCCAGCGCGCCGGTCGCGGTTGCCAGCAGCGTAATGCCGAGTAATACCGATTTCAT